CACCGTCAATGTAACAGACGTGCGGTTGCCGTTAGCATCCACCGTCGCCACGATCACATCGCTTGCGCCGTCCACGCTCTTGAATGTCATGGTTGTTGTTCCGCCTCCGCTCAACTTGCCAGCCAGAGCCGAAGCCATAATCTTGAGTAGGTCGCGCGCTGTGTACGTGCCAACAATTACCTCATCATCGAATATTGATCCGAGCGCGGATGTTGAGAGTAGAACACCGCTCGTGCCGGTGTCGTCCAGAACCGCGTCAACGTTGCCGTCAATGACTGCAATCTCATTGTCAATCGTAACGAGTGTGGCTGGAATTGCCGTGCCAGTGTCTTCCAGAATCGCGGCGATCGAAGCATTATCCGGCGCGGTGTAGTTAGCCGCCAACAATGGCGTGGTAGGGATAGCGTTTACACTTTCCTGCGTTGCTAATGCGCTTACATCCGCTCTATACTGAGCGGGATTATCCAAATCTGCTTGAATGGCGGACAATTTTGCATCATATTCATTAGCAGGTGCAAGTCCTGAAACATCAGCCTTGTAAGTCGCTGCAGCATCTGAATGAGCTAAAGTGCCTGTCACATTCAACTTATCTAAATAACCCGCTCTTACCGCTGTCAGGCGCGTTTCGATTTCGTCCACATAGGCTTTGAGTGCCACTAATGTTTCATTCGTCCAGCCCACGCCCTTCATGGCTGTGAGTGTCGCTTCAAGTGCAAGGTTAGCCAAAGTTGCTGGAATTTCTGTAGTCGTGTCGGTTGCGATTACGTCAATCTTATCCTCAACGTCCTGAAGGTCTGCTTTCAATGCCAGTGCACTTACATCAGCCTTGTATTGTGACGGATTATCAAGGTCTGTCTGTGCGGTATCTAACTGGTCGGATAGCGTTTCCAACGTGTCACCATCAGCCCCCACCCTCGCAACCTGTGTTGAGCCGGTGTCTGCGCTCTTGAGAGGGAAGGCGGTGCTCTCGTCAAACTTGCCAGCCGTAATGACATCATCAGCCAGAGCGGTCACGTTCACATCGAAGGTGTCGGTTGAGCAGAGCGTATCGTACACGTTAGCCGTAACGACAAGGAAGTCCTGCCAGACTGGCAATGCGCCCGACTCGCTAACCGCAACTCGCAACCTGCCGAGCGTGTTCGTATCGGTGGTATCGAGCGGAATGTCGTAGTATCCGAACTCATCGTGCGTTGCGCCTGTAGCGTTGTTCGTTTGCGCCATGTCACCGCCATTCTTCGATAGGCGAATGTCGGCTTGCGAGATTGTCAGCCCTGTTTCGGCGGACTTGCCGTCACCATCGTCAATGAACGGTCCAAGTTTGATTGTTGCCGCTGTGGATTGTTTGAGTATGTTCATAGGTTAGTTACTCCTTAGCCTTGCATAATGTAGGAAGTGTTTTGGAACGCCAGCCGAGCCAGCGGTGTAGGTGACGGATAGAAGGGGGCGAAGTGATTCAGTACCGTTATCGGATGAAGCAAAATCAACTCTTCCGCTTCCGTCAGCAATAATAATATTCCCATAATTTGAAGATGGATTTGTTACCCAATATTGAGCATCACTTGTGATGTCCCATTGGTCAACATTCGACCCGAGATGTGTTCCTGTTGCAGTGGCAGTCGCTGTATAATCTGTTCCACTCTGACCGCCGTTAGCACTCCACGCTGTCGGGCTGCTTGTTATTCGGTTTAGCCAATTCGCAGATTCTTCCCACGCTACTAATAGTCTATGAAAAGCATAACCGCTTGGAGATGATGTACCATTTTTTAGTGTAACGGTACTCGAAGAAACTGTAGATGAAGTTGGTATGCTTGAAAGGTCAAACTGAAGCAAACCACGAAAATAATAAGATTGGTACCCAACGATAATTCTTGTATCTGAACCCCAATTGGTGTTATTAAGCGTATTAATATGTGTGTCTTTTCCAGCCGTTGCGTCTGGCTGTACGCTAAAATCAGGGTCAATCGTGACAGGATAAGCCGCCGAATCCAGCCACTTTTTGAACTGTCCCAAGTTGACGAACTCATGAACTGCCCCATCTGCATCAACGGCGGTAATGTCGCTCCGCTTGTACTTACTCGGTAATTCTCCAGACTCAGAAGCGATAAGGTATTTAGCCTCTGCTGTTGTAGGCGGTCTGGTAATAACCGTTTCCTGCCTGAACCCGTCCTCTTTCATATACAGGTACTGAGTGCCAAACTTGAACTCCCGTACAATCTTGTCACCATCAACCACGCCTTCTTTGGCAGCAACAAGTGCTGACTTCTGCTGATAACCACCAGCCTTGACGCGCCCGTCTTTGTGGATTTTCACGTCCGAGTGAGGGCAACCATAGAAGCCGTCCGGTAGTAACAGCAACTTCGTGTCAATCGGCTTCCATTCGCCGTTCTCTTCATAGTGACAGGGTGCGCCTGAGAAGTTAGCGACTATTTCTCCATTGCCCTTGTCGAAGTGGATACTATGCTTCGCGCGCTTGACTACCGGCAAGCCTGTCAGTTGCTCTTGTGACTTTGCCCAATTAGCCATTCAACCTCCGATAACCGACTATGCGGTACACTTTGTCATATCTCGCTGCCAACGCGCTGACCGTGCCGTCAATTGGGTCATACATCCACCACACGCCGTCAATGTTTCCGATTAGCAGTACCCAGTGTTGCTGCACCGAACCGCCCGGAATAAAGTCCACGTGAGCCAGTGCCGGTCTGCCAGAGTCGAGTATGGATTGCGCTAACGTTTCCCAGCCTTGACCGTAAGAAAAGCCTTGATACTCCGCCCTTGCAACTTGCCCCTTCCAGAGTATGTCCGGCATTTTCCAGTACATTTTGTTCGGTGTTTGATACCCACCCCTTGTGCTCAATAGTTGGTTATAGCGTTTCGGATCGGTATCAATGCCCAAGAAATTCAGATAACTCGACACCGCCGTGACAAGGCAACCTTCCTGCTTGAGCGTGATATACGAACTACCCATTCGGTCACCGCCCCAACGGATGTCCTGCTGACTCCACAATTGCACATCAAGCAAGCCGTCTGCAATCAGATCCTCGTCTGGCAGTCGTTGGATGTACCGCGTCATAACCCATTCGCCGATACCAATCCTCGACCAACCGGCGCTGTCCTGGTACACACCCACGATGTCACCGGCGTTGATTTTGCGCACAATTTGTCCGTTAGGCGTGCGTCTGACATTCAAGCGGTCAGGTGCTATTGGTTTGACCTTTGCCTTGTAAAGTGGCTTCTCTTCAACAGGCGGTTCTGGTTCGCTGTCACCCACCCAAGCGTTCCATTCGTCCTCACTTCCACTGAAGTCATTCAGATCCAAATTGCCAGAATAGCCAGCCAGTCTACCAGTCGAACTCCATTGCCAGAACGTGTACGAGTTCCAACCTTGCGGTAACGCCGGTTCACCGCCGACCTTGTAATGAGCAACCCACATCTTGCGGTCTGTCAAATACGAGCCTGCGCCCATAATTGCCTGCCACTTCGAGCGCGACGTATAGATGCCCATATCAGGCATAAGCGCGGCGTATTCGAGCACCTTCGCCCTGTTAAGTTTTGTCAACAAGCGAGTGTCTTCGACATCCATCCACCTGCCGAGTTTCAGCTCTTTCCCGGCGGTAATCTGATTGAACGCGCTTGCCTGCTTGCTCATTGACTGCGAGCCGATAAGATAGTGGTACGCGCCCACCGGAACGCCCCTTGCGCTCAATTCGAGGTAATGCTGATCGAATTTGGTATCTTCACCAGTGCCATATGCCGCCCTGATAATCGCACCGTCAATATGGTTAGCGAGCAGGTCATAATCAATCTGCAATGGCGTTTGCCAGAAACTTATGTCAATGATTGTCAGTTTCATAACCAGTAGCCCCATATCCACACATACACGCTTTCAACCGTGCCCGATGTATAGCAATAAACGTCACCGTTAGCGTCACAAGGAACAATGCCGGAGGCGTGAGCAACTTGAGAGTCTACAGTAGTTCTGCAAGTGAGTGCTAAATTGTTACCGCTGTTCGGTCCAAAACGAATGTAATCGTTAGCTGCGTTACCTATGGTTTGTATGCTCATCAGCACCGCTTTTACTCCAGCCGGAACGCCAAATACCGCGCTCAAATCCACAGTCGCCCTGTCACCCATTCCTTTGGTATCGCCACCCCAATATATTGAGGTCAGTGGAGTGGTAAGCGGAACGAATACTTGCTTTTCTTTCACGCGCAGCCGCTCAACCTCACGCTCAATCCGTTTCAAGCGTTCAATTATCTTCTCTTCAAAGTTCATAACTCACCTTCCAGTTTGATGTCCAGTTGTTCGCCCCCGTCCTGATCAACCCTTACCCTTACCGCCTTGACGTGACAGTCGACAAAATAGCCAAACGCCTCCACACTCAATACATCGCCAAACCAATAATGGATTCCGTATTGCATACCAGGCGTGTCGTGGAGCGTGCCAGTCAACATTTGTTTCGGCTTGAATTCTTCTAATGCCGCGTCGCCATCTGCTTCCAGATTGGCGGTGACATCTTCATCTCGACTATCCTTGAAATACTCACGCCGATTCCATTTGCTCGCATCCCGGCGCGCGAT